ATTCGTTTATTCGTTTATTCGGCCCAGATATACACTATTCTACAATAAAACTAATTTGCATAGACATCAAGTAATTCCATAAATACTTTTTGAATTTTTAAAAGACAATCAATGTTATGGCGCGCCCATCCATCCTCAGCTGGTTTTGCGTATTCGTTATTTTCAGCAATGGCATGGGTTAATTCCTCATCGATAATGTATTTAATAAGGGTGAGAGGACTATGACCAATACTGTTTTTTTCCATAATTAGGGTTGGTGTTTTGTTGGCCAATGAAATAATGTCTTTTACCGGCACCAACCCTCTAAAGTATGAATCATGTCCGTCGCGCCAAGACGGGCGATAAAAACACGCAGGACAATTGTATGTATCATACCACATAAACCCGTTTGCGTAGGTGAGTATATCCCAATGAAGTTTGTTGTTTTTTAAACTGGCGCACACACACTGCACGCTGTTTTTGCATATGCAGATCTCTTTATCGTCATCTATAGTGTGTTTAAAACATTTCGGAAAGCATGCACCTGTGTGTGACATGGTATTTTTTTTCAAAAATTCACAATGAGGGCAAATAGAACGAGTGTCACCAGTATAGGTTAAATTATTGGTCACTCCATCTAAAGCGTCCGTTTCGTCCCAGCCATAGAGTTCTGGCAAATTATTGTTTTCATTTTTTTGACGAATTTCGTTGTTATGTCCTTCGCACAACAAAACTTGGAGTGTATCTTCGTATGGCGCAGCAGTCCCTCGTTTAATATATTTCTCGCGGGGACGACAATGATAAACGAATGTGTATGGCAAGATTTTACCCGAACACATACCGTAATACATTGCCTCGCATACAGGAACCATTTCTGATATTATTATATTTTGCGGTTTCTAGTCGGCGGTCAGCGGTCAGTGGTCAGTGGTCAGCAGTCAGTGGTCAGTGGTCAGTGGTGGGCAGTCAGTGGTCAGTGGTCAGTGGTCGGCGGTCGGCGGTCGGCGGTCGGCTTTATTTGGACGAGATCAATAACAGAATTCGTTATTGTCTAAGAGTTAATCTTTATTATTTCTTAAAAAGTAATTCAATTTTTTTCATAAAAATAAAATGTTACTATCTACCATTTTGATGTTTTCTTAACACTAATTTTCGGTCCTTGTCCCCGTTTTTTTGTATTTTTTGGGTCATATGCATCCTCTTCGTCATCCGAATGTAAATCTTTGGATAAATCCCAGAATTCTTTTGACCCCAGTTTAAAATCGGCATGATGCTCGGCTTTATACCAGAAAATTTGGTCATGAAGTTTATTAGATTTGGAGTTATTGTTAATAACCAAACATTCAAAATTTTCAGTACATTGGTCCATCACTTGACAAAATGATTCAAATGTTGGAAACATACCAGCATAATTTTCCCAAATGCGTTTTCGATTGGCGATATAGGGTTCTCGTAAAATAAATACATAATCTATATTCGTGCGCAAATTGGGGGGAATACCTAATGGATATTGCATTGTAATAATTAACATAATTTTCCAGTGTCTACCATTCATAAAAAGTAATCGCATCATTTTATCTCTCGTCCAAGTAGCATCATAGAGACAATCATCTAGAATAACAAATGCTCGAGGATCAATATTTGATCGACGAAACTGTTCCATTTCTTTTTTGACCTGTTTTAATACAGTTTTTTGTCGTTTTAATATATTTTCAATAATAGATGAATTATATTCTTCGTGAATAAAAAGTTTGGGTACATGAGAACTGTAAAAACCATTACCTGCTTCTGTTCCTGAAATAACTGTTCCTATTGGAATATCTTGATGATAAAATAGTAAATCTCTTACTAAATAACTTTTACCAGTATCACGTCTACCAATTAATACAACCACAGGGCCTTTATTTTCATCGGGCTTAAAGCTAATATTTCGCATATCAAATTTTTTCAATTCTAACGTCATTAATGTTTATAAGAAAATAAAACATTATTATATCCGCATCAATAAATAATAATAAATTAAGTTAAAAAAGTAATATTTTATATATATTACAACTAATAATGAAGAACAGTGATAAAACAGTTATTCGTGATAATTCAATGAATGTAACAACTCATGAATTTACCTATAAAAAGGAAGATAATCGTAATTTATTTAAAAGTTTAGAAGAAAATACCGATTTTGGTATTTTTGAATTTCAAAATTATATACCTTTATATAATTTATATTTCTCACTTACAAAAACAAATTATAATTCAATTATTCTAAATCATAAATATAGATTACACGACTTTTTATCACAAGAATCAAATAATATATTTCTTGCTCGTCTGAATGATATTAATAATAAAGAGCAACAAAAAAAAAAGGTATTTTTGAAATATAGTCCATTACTAGATCCTGTTAAATATTTGTTGGGGAAATATGATATAACTGATACTAAATTATTGGCTTTGCCTTTGTTTGATTCATTAGACAGTAATGAAAAAGTGAGAGATTATAATAATTCAGCATATGTTGATAGTTTCTTTACTTATTTGACAAGTAAATTATTAAATGATCATGGGTTTGTGCATGGTCTTGATTTCTACGGATCTTTTTTGGCATCGAAAACCGATTTTCGTATTAATATTATTGATGATATTGACTATTTGGAAGATTCAGCATTTTTCAGAAAAAATGATAAGGTGTTATATGAATTAGAATATTCTGATACTGATGATATAAATAACGATACCCGAAATTATAAGAAAAAATTAACTTTTATAGAGGATGATTCTATAAAAAATATTGATACCAATAAGACAAATAATATACAAAAAGGAGAGCAACAAATACTACAATTATCGGATATAACGGATCTTACCGAGCTAGATAATATTATTGAAAATCAATCCATTATAGAAACCGAATTAGTTGATATTAATATTAATATTAAAATTGATGAGTTAGTAAAACATAGTTCTGTGTTAAAACCAATGTCTAGTTCTAGCTCTTGTTCTTGTTCATCGCGGACATCTAATACCACTGCAGGCGATGGTGATTTTTTGGAAGGAACTAGTGAAAATGATGACGATGACGATGACGATGACGATGACGAGGACGATAATAATGATATAAATGACCAAGAATGGGAAAGTGTTGATGGATCAGATACAAAATCAGATTCGGATGAGGAAGAAACACTAATTGCCAAAATAAAAAAATTTCCCGTTCAAGTTATTGCATTGGAACAATGTGAATCAACACTGGATGATCTTATGATTAATGGCGATATAAGTACCGAACAATGGGATTCAATCGTCATGCAAATTTTATTTAGTCTGATTACATTTCAAAAAGTATTTGGATTAACACATAACGATTTACATACAAATAATATTATGTATGTTGAAACTGATAAAAAATTCCTCTACTATAAATTCAATCATGTCTATTATAAAGTGCCTACTTTTGGAAAATTATTTAAAATAATTGATTTTGGTAGGGCAATTTATAAATTTCGCGGTAAAACCTTATGCAGTGATAGTTATCATCCGACAGGCGATGCTGCAACACAATACAACTGTGAACCATATTTCAACGATAAGAAACCGCGATTAGACCCGAATTTTAGTTTTGATTTATGTCGTCTTGGGTGTGCTTTATACGATTATTTGGTCGATGAACCTATAACAAAAATCGGACAGATTATATTAGATTGGGTGAAAGATGATAAAGGGCGTAATATTTTATATAAAAAAAATGGAGATGAACGATATCCTGACTTTAAACTTTATAAAATGATTGCTCGTACAGTAAACAACCATATACCTGCTTCTGTGTTAAGTAATCCTTATTTTGATAGATTTATTACATCAAAAAAAGAGATTAAGAAAAATAATAAAAAGGTGATGGACGTAGATGATTACCCATGCTATATGTAAAAAAAGTTCTAAAATAGAACCTTATTTTTCTTCTTATAATTTATTCATTTGTTTCGATGACTATATATAGTTAATATAATCATCGTCTTTTCCCACTCACATCATATATCCCCCGTCCCCGTCCCGTCGATCTTCTCAGCCGCAATTAATTCATCCACCCATATAATCGACTTTCTACAAAATCGTTTGCATTAACTGTCGTGCCATTGTACTGATGAGGTGGCGGCATAGCAAAATAATTTTCATTGCCATTGCGCACATTATAGTGATAATCATAGTCACATAAGACAGATTCGGCCACGCCAATTGCGGTATCGGTTAACTCCAACTCATCGCCGAGAATACTGTTCGCTGCATCGGATTCATTATTTTTTTGGGCGTAGCGCCATTCTTCGTTGAAAGTTGTTTCTATCTTACAGTAATTCTCGAGCGTCTGAATACGGTCATTTTGGTCACGAATAACTTGTTCGGACAAGTATGCTTGATAACCCAAACGAATCATGCGCTTGTCATTGTTGCTCAATCGTTTTTTGGTATTTTCAAACGCAACCCAATACCACGGGTCGTCATAAACAATGCGTGCTTGCGCATTGGGCCCGAAAATGCGTTGCTGAAAATTGTACGCAATATCATTATCATACCAAGCACTGAAATAAACAAATGCTTGGTAAATGGGGTAGGCGCGTTTTTTGCTGTCGGGCATCCGAATAATACTTACCTTGTATACTCGCCCAAGCTGTTGTTTGTGGAAAATATCAATAATCTTCTGTTCGTCGACATACTGCGGAAAGACACGCGGAATCATCAATGAAAGGGATTGAGATACATTACGCTGCATTTTGACAAATAGTTTTTATAATGTATTCTATTGTCGGAATGAATAACGATAAGGCGTTAAATCGTTATATGTTAGGGTTAATAAGTAATAATATATGAAAAGCAATTCAATTTTTTTCAAATTTCATATATTACTTAATATGACTTATAATAAGTTCTTACACATTTGAACATTTAAAACCCAGGCGCATCGGTGAAAACATTTGTTACCGTTTTTGTAACAGTTTTCGTATTCATAAATTCACTAATAATATACAACCCAACCATTGCACTTAAATAAACAATAATTGTGTCACGCATAAGCTCCTTCATTGGTTTTGATTCTTTCTTAGAAATTCGCATTTCTAAAAATTTCATTAATAAATATATAAAGGCAATAATGCCTGATTGAATAATATATTTTTCCATATATTATTATGTATTAATTAATGTATAAAGCGATAAACGCAATTTTATATTAATTATTCAGTTTCACTCATTTTTGGCTTAAGTTAAAACTTCAAATTCTAAAATAGGCGGCGGACTTAAATCAACCGTGGGTTTATTAAGGTCATTGATATCAACGATATCTAGTTTAACATGATCGCCTATATTTAATCTCTCACTTTCATCTTCGTCTTCATCTTCAAAACTCATTTCTGCTAAATCACGCGCCTTACTCATTATTTCTAAATTATCTTCATCCTTTGGTACATTAACAACAGATTCAGACCCTTCTGTATCAACATGTGTATCATTGTCAGAAAATGACAATTTTGAATTAGTAAAATCAGTTGTTTCTTTATATTCCTCAATTTGTTCTTTTGTTATACTTTTATTATCATTCTCATCGTTTTTTTCGCTATCCTTCATGCCATCACTGCTCTTATCATTATTTTCAGGTGAGTCATTTTCATCTGTTTTGGTTATTTTTTCAGGTATAATTTCGTCAGGTAACGGTTCTTCTACTTCATTTACTTCCACATCTTGTTCTTCGGTTTCATCCATATATGCCCTTAAAATATTTTCGACAGGAACACTATCGCGTATCGAATTTAATATACATTCTTTAATGATGAGTTCAATTTCGCGATTATTCTTTTGTGTTTGTAGTGGTGCTATATTTTTTTCAAATAAATAAATGTTTGTATACATTTTTCTGGAAACATGAATGTAAATTTTATGAATAAAATCACTTACAGAAGGAACGTCTATATCTATTTTCTTTTGTTTGCTTCCAACACGAACACAAGTAAGCGCTTTCAATTGAATCACATGAACACATGTAATCAATTCTTCTAAATAAGTACAACTGGATGTTTCCATGATTCTATTTTTTTCATTATCAATGATTGTTTGATTCCATTTTGGTACTCTTGTAAGAAAATTTTGAAAGGTCATTAAATATTTATCGGTTTCCTTGTTGTCGTTGCATAATTTCCACGCTTCGTCAAAAATAGATTTTAATCCTTGTGTTATTGTTGGTGTCAAAATATTTAATAACCGAGCACACCATTCATTCTTGGATTCGCTTAAACTGGTAACAGAAAAATCATCCATTTTATATAAATGATATATTTTCTAAATCATAATCAGAACGGAACATAAAATTGAGAATAAAAAACATAAATAATTTTTCATTTCTAAATTCTTTTTTAATTTTATTAAAAACGAGCAACAATTGATATTTCTTAATTTCATTTATAAATTTATTTTGTTCAATGTATTTCATAAGGTCTAAACCGCTATAACCTTTTTCATATAATTTATTAGCTATTTCCATTATTTTATCATAATTACATAAGGTATTTTTATTTATTTCTGTATTATCTGTTTCTGTATTATC